TTAGCCAAAGCGTAGCCAGCGTCATCGGTGTAGAACCGACGCAGCGAAGCCAGTGCTTGAGCTTCCGTGATGTCCTCAATCAAGCGGCTATACTCATAGTGCTTGTTCACCAAAACCTGTTGCTCAGATTCGGTGGCAGCAATGAGCGTCACTTGGGTGGAAGCAGCCTTAGCAGATGCCGAGCCACGGGTGGGCTTCGGAATATGCAGGGTGTCACCCTTCTTGCCCTTGAAGGACATCTTGTTAACGAGGTTAGCCATAACAAGATTCTTCTTGTAGGCTGCGATAATTTCGTCAGACCACAACTCGGGGATAAAGGTTGCCGCAGTCGTGTTCGTGACATGGTTAGTACCAAGTGCCATGATAATTTCCTTTCAGAATGATTTTAACGTCTGACCCGTCCCTCTGCATACGCTGCCATAATCTCAGGCTGTAGCGCCATGTAGCGTTCAGGATCACGCAGATTTAGATTTTCGATGTCAGCGTGACGATAGATTTTCTTTGACCGGGGTTCAGCACTAGCCTTAGCGGTTCCAGTGGACGCAGCCTTAATAGATTGCTTACGTTCACTCTCACCTACTTGCTTACGTTGACTAATGATTTCGTTTCTTTCCTTCCAAAGAGAAAGGAGTTCATTTGCAGATTCAAAATCATATCTAGTATCCGCTTGCAAGTAAAGGTTTTGCCTAACCTTACTAGCCATAATCCAGTCCTTAAAAGCATCACTGTTAGTGATGTCTTGAAAGTCAGGATGAGCCGTTTTTAAGTTTGCTAAAGCCTCAGCCTTCTTTAGTTGAGCAGCTAAAACCTCTGCTTGCTTGACCTTGGGATGTCGTTCAATTTGTTGTCGAACATACTTCTCAGGGTCTTCGGCTATGTCTACGTCTTCTTCTACATCAGGGGCTTGTTTTGCGACAGTTTGAGCCTGGACGAACTCCTGCATCATTCGTTTGAGTTCCCCGATTTCAGCACCTTTTTTACCAAAAGCCTTCTCGACTTCTTGGTGCATCCTGATAACATCCTTGATGGACTTACCACGATATTTCTCAGGTACTTCCTCTTCGTCCTCTTGAGGTTCTTCAGCTTGTGCTTCCTGAACAGGTTGAGCTTCTTCCTGTTCTTCTTGCGGCTCTTCAAAAACCTCTAACGATGGTTGCTCTTGTTCCTCTTCACTTCCGTCAATAAAAGTTGCCATACTAAAACTCCGTGCTAAAAAGCATTATGGAAAAAAATTACTCAGAACGTTTCCGTTCTTGTGCTATCTTCTCGTTTCGCTTGCGTTCCCAACTATGGTAGGCACCGGGAAAACTACCTGTAACGCCCTCTAACTTTACAAGTGGTTTGCTCACTATACGAGTAGCGGTGTTGTCACAAATTTGGCAGCGGATTGTGCGGTATTCCTCGTCCACATAAGCCTCAGAGCTGTGACCCTCTGTACAGACAAATTCATAAATCCTCTTCATGCTGCCTCACGTTGAAAGTCTTCGTAACTATTTACGATAGTTTCTTCGTAAGACAAGATGCGTTGGATTGCCTCAACTTGCCCTTTCCTATACCAAAACTGATTAGCGTCTGTAATGGTGGTAATGTTTCCTAGCATCTCTAGGTTGTCACCTATGTCCTCTAGGAACTGTTTCCACCCTTTTGAGGCAAAAAGTTCTAGTAAGTTTTCGTAATAATCTTGCAGTTCTCTATCCATCTCTTTATCCTTTCCTTGGAGAGATGGCATATATTATACCATAAAAAGTATTATTTGTCAAGTCTATTGTGTTCGTTTAGACCCCATTTGTGCTAGAGCTATACGTTCATTAGATTTAATATCTTCCTCTTTAAGTAAGAGTTCTGCAATTTTAGCCCTCTTTTTAAACTCTTTCTCGTCTTCATCCCCCGGCTGGAGGTTGGTAGCAAGGGCAGCAGCCAGTTTAGCTTGTACCACCTGTGGCTCCAACTGAGCTTCCACAGAGTACTTGTTAGCCCGTGCGCTGCTCTCTTGTGCCTGAGCCTGTAGGACAGCCGTTTGAGCCTGCTGCTGCTCCATCTGAGCCTGTACTTGAGCCTGCTGAAGCTGTTGAGCCTCAGGATTGGGCTGAGACAGTTGCTGCATTTGGGCAATAAGTTCCTCACGATTGGACAGACCCATGTTGTCAATGACAGCGGTCACTAACATGGGGTACATTGGGCTGTCTTGACCCAGTGTTTGCAGAAGTTGTACCAATTGAGTCACCTCGTACTCACGGGCAATCACGCCCAACGAGCTACTTGGGATGAACTTGAAGTCCTGAACCGGGTAGTTGTCCGGGTCAAACTGCATGTAGCGCCAAGCAGCCTTAGAAACCAAAGGAATAAGAAAATTCTCTTGGAAATTAATCAAAGTCCTCTTGTGACGCTTGATGATGGCACCCAGCGACATGGACACAGCACCAGCGGCAGCGTCTCCGTTGATAGAGCCGGGGATGCCAGCGGCGTCAACAGCGCCAGTAGCCATCTGAACCATCTTCATTAACTCGCCAGCCTGTGAAAAGGTCACTTGGTCTAGGGAACCAAAGCGGAATGGCTGCAAAATCTCTGCTGGATTGCCGTTGGTCAGGATGGTTTTGCCGGGACGTACCTCCAGCTTGGCACCACGAGGCATACGAGAGGCGTCCATAGCCAGCATTGGATGTACAGTTAGTGCTAGGGCGTCGATACGGGCACGTAATTCAGCGTCTAAAGCCTTTTGGCTGTTATATCCCTTCTCACAGATACCCCTGCCCCAAAAACGACCAGGAACCATGTCCCAAGCAAAGGCAATAACTGGGCGATCTTGCATCATGAAGGGGTTTTCTTCGGCTTTAAGAAGAACGCCGTCGTTAGCAATCACTACCATGGCTTCTACATAACCTTCCATCTCCTCATCATCTTCACCTTCCAGCTCTTCTACGCCCTCCATTTCCTCATCGTCTTCATATTCAGGGCGTTGCATAGCTTCTTTGAGCAAAGCACGGGGAACCAGCCCATAATATTTGACCAACCTTACTTTGTTTTCGTCAAACGTAGCCAATTCCTTGTCTGCTTCGATGTCAGAGTCAGGAGAGGCGTCTGTAATGTCCTCATCGCGGTAGATGCCGTTCTCAATTCCAATTTCTACCTGATGCTTAGGCACAAACTCATCAATGATGACACCCAAAGCCTCCTCAATTGAGGGGCTAACAGGGTCAATAAGGAAGTTCTGTGGTTGGATGGGGCGTAATTTAACCACCACACGGGGTGAAACATTCACACCAACCGCCTGCATAGCACCTTCCATTATGGGTTGGGTAGCTGGCTTCATCTCTTGCATCTCTTCCAACACCAACTCACCCACACCTGTACCATAAACAGCACTATTTAGAATACATTCTGCAATGGCTTTACGTGTTTTGGTAAACTGAAAGTCTTCGATTAGCTGTTCACGCATGTACGCTACGTCTGATGGGTCTTGGTCTTTGCGGTCATCCTTGATGTCAAACCACTTACCACGACCAAAGGTAGCCTCTTCCACCTCCGACACAGCAGATTCCACTGCTTGCTGCAAGGCGGGGCTAATCAACCTGCTGCGTTCACTCTCACGGGTCTTGTCTTCAGCAGCCCAAATGCCACGCCACAAGCGGTAGTATTCATCAAACTTCTCTTGGTAATTGGACTGGTAGTGGTCACGCCAAGTGTTGGCTTTGTCCATCACCCAGTCTTCTAACTTCTGTTCCATAAGGTTTTTTTCTTCCATTATGTTTCCTTTTAATAGCCTGCTACGGCGTCAAGCATTTCGTAATCATCTTCTTCAAAGTCAGTAACGTAACTAACTTTGGCTAATTGTTCAATGTAAGACAGCGAGTCCACCAAGTCATCATGCACCATGGGGTTAGGGAATTGAAACAACTGATCTAAGAACTCAGAGTTCCACTCTCCCTTGTTAAGTTTTACATACCCATTCTCAAACCTACCCTGCAAGCTCCACACAATGCGGTCAGTCTTCTTCTTGTTTCCGTGTGTCAACTCGTCTACCCGGAAGAAGGTTTGTGTTCGTCGCATAATGTCGCTGAGGTAAGGCATGACAGCTTGTTTGGCTATCCCTTTCTCTATTCCTGTGGCAATTGGTTCATACTTTTTAACAGCATCAAATATCTTCTTAGCCGTCTCTTTTACGTCCCACCTACCATAAATTATTTCTTGCACATACCAACCATCTTCATTAACTTTAACAACACTGATGGCTGTGTTGTCCAACCGTTTATTCTTTACCTTCTTAGCCCCTTCGTCTTCAAAGCCTGCTAAGTCAATGGCAATGTAATAGTCGCCACGTTCAGGTGCATCTTCACTAAACTTTACCCAATCTTCTTTAAACAGCTCTCCACCCAGTGCTTCAAAACTTGCCATAAATTCTTGGCGAAATGCAAAGGATGACATATTACGTTTTGCAGATTCAATCTCTCCAGCATCGAGGATAGGGTTGTCAAATGATGTGAAATGAAAGCTCTTAAACGTTTCATCGTTTCCTTGGCTTCCATAGAGGTATAGGTCATAAAAGTGGTTCCTTCCCATTGGCGTACCAATGAACAATGCTTGACCCTTTTGGTCAGCTAGTGCAGGGCGTAGGATTTGTTCCCACACCTCAGGCTTCATGTCTGCATACTCGTCCATAACCAAATACTTTAGCGAAACACCCCGCATGGTTTCAGGACGGTCAGCACCCTTTAAAGAAATCGTGGCTCCATTGATCAGTTTGATTTGTAAGTTGTTAATGTGGCTTCCCTCTATAACAGGATGCCCGACCTCCAACAAGGTTTGCCACATAATGTCTCGGGCTTGACCTTGAGTAGGAGCCACGTAAAACACATGCCCTCTGTCCGTCTGCAAGGCATTCACTATCAGCAAGTAAGCAGCCAACCTACTCTTTCCAGTACGGCGTCCAGCAGCCACAACCTTAAACCTAGCTTGGTTGTTCCATACCTCTTGCTGCCACGGCAACAAAGAGATGTCTAACGTGCGGTCTACCATTTAACCTTGTCAGCCCAGTAGGCAGCACTCATTTTTCCTTTGGCAATGTTGGTGGCATGCCTTGCCTTAAAACTTTTCTGACGAGCCTTCTCACTTTCTGTTTTTGGGGAACTGCCTGCACCACTCACTCCTTGTTGTCCAAAACGGATAGTTTTAACTTGGTCACCTGACTTGGCAACAACAACATGAGACTTGGTTGGGTGGGACGGCGTTCTCTTGGGTTTGTTGTAGCCAGCCACACCAGCTCGTTCTAGTCGTGGGTCTTTGCTCATATCATGTCCTTCTTGGCTGGGACGCAAGCTGCGTTGAATGGCACATTACCATCGGTGTTAATCTTGTACGCTTCTTGCACACACTGTTCCATTGTTTCAACACTCTTCTCACCTTGTACTTGCAGCACACCAGGAGAAAGGAAGGTGAAAAGAATGACAAAGAATTTCATTTTTTAATCTCTTTTCTCAGGTCGATAATTTTCTCTAATGTTCTGCCTCCAAAGTAGAAGCTCATAATCAGCATGCCCCACTGACCCAGTAACTCCACGTATGCTGCATTGGTGTCTAAGTCAAAAGCAGACATTAATGCAAAAACAAAATAACCCGTAAGTATGGCAATAAGCGTCATAGGGCGTATGTTTTTACTAAGCCAACTATCACTCTGCATGTCAGCCGTGTGCCGCCCTGTGAGGTTGTTTTGTTCAGCCTCGTACAGTTTGGTTTCGTTAGCCATCTTAGCTAACTGCCCGTCCTGCGCCATCTTAGCCAATTCCAGCTTGGCTTGTGCTTGTGCCTTAGGGTCAGGAATCAGTTTGTCTACCAGCTTCCCACCAATGTTAAGGAGTGCGTCTAGCATATCAACCTCTACATGTATTCAGGACGATAAGACATAAACTCATTCGCAAACGCATCCTCGTCTAGCTTGACTTCGGTGGGTGGAATCAGTAGGTCTTGTCCTGTGTAAATCTTGTCAGGGTTGTCCACTAACCCAGCATCCTTGTTGTAGGTGATGAGGTTTTGTAAAGATCGACCAGCACGTTGGGCAATGTCACTTAACGTATCGCCCTGCCTGACAGTATAAACACTAGCTTCACGGCTTAGGGGGGCGGGACGCTCAAAAGGTATGCCGATAATACCTTCAGGCTCGCCCACTACAAAAGGGGCGGTGAGTTCCTCCGGGAGCTGTCCTTGAGCCAGCGTCTTACGTATAGCAGGGTCTTGTACATACCTCTTGGCTTCTTCCATCTGATCTGCTCCAGCAGCCCCTTGGAACAACAAAGCCGTGGCGTTATTGCGGGTTCGGTACTTATTGTTCCATGTGGCAATGTTACCTGCCGCTGCCTCCATGTCCCTAGCTTTTAGTTGCTTGGTTAAGTTGGTTGGCTTATCATCAGTTCCTAAAACACCATCATTACCGTATTGGAAAGCCAAAGAGGTTAAAGCCATCTGCTGGTTCTCATTCAACTCATCAAATGAAAACCCAACCTTACGTTCAAACTCTTTTTGAAAACTGCCTGCATAACCCTTAAGAACTGAGTTGTCTAGGTTAGCTAGTTGAGGGTCTGTCAACCGAACAGTCATGCCAGCGTCTTGAGCAGCCTTTAAAGCAGCTACAGCATCTCTTCCTTTTAATCCAAAGAAAGGACGTAGAAGTTCAATAGTAGCCCGGTCAACGCCTATCTCTGCTAACTTCTCAGGGGTTTGTTGTCCCAAGTCAACACCCTTACCAATAGTGACCCCGCTGTTGTCTAAAGGTTTACCACCTTCCATAGGGACATAAGGTTCTCTCTTACTTCCCTCAAATGTGTACACCACCTGTCTGAATTTATTAATATCCATCAGTCTTCCCTTATTTCAACATCTGTGACATCTTCAACCACTGGAGAAGCACCAAACCCCTGTAAGTTAATTTGTACAACGGGTTTACTACCCCTCTCTTTTTCATCGAACAAGTGCATGGGGATGGCTCGGTCACCAATAAACCGCATAGCAGCAGGCCAGTGTTTGTGCTCAGGATCAAGAGCAACAGAGAA